GTAATCACCCTGTAAATAGAAGCCTTCTCCCCAAGTGTTTCTCCGTATGCAGGAGGAATAACCCTTGTTAAAGCAGGTATATTCCCTCTAAGAAAATCGCCTCCCAGTTTAACTGGTATAGGGGCAAACAGATCCCATGCCAATCCTCCAATCCTTTCCAGTGCTCCTGATGTTTTACCGCTCATAAAAGTTGTACCTTCGGCAGCTCTCCATCCTGCTGTCAAGGGTATGTCAAGTCTGGAAAGCAGAGCAGCCTTAGCAGAAAATCCCCATCTCATAGGAGTGTCCATCTGCCCTAGCATGTCCATGTAAAGAGGCTCACCTGACGGGCCTTTTATTCCCGGCAGATATGGAGCTAGAAAATATCTATTTCTTTCATACCCTGTAAATGGATTTAATGGAGTTCCTTCAGCGTCTTTCTTTTTTACTAATGGCTTATATGCGGCTAACTGCCCTCCAAATCTTACAGGGTATGGATTTTCATGCATAAGCCTTCCGTGTCTTTTTCCTAGCTTCCCTCCACTAATGTAATAAAGGCCTTCATCATTTGCTTTAGATATGAAGTCCCCTTCACTGTCAATGAATGTAGAAATGTAATTGAATACATTTGCAACCAACGTAAAGGCAATTACATATCCTCCCCATAAGTTAACAAAGGATCGGTAGTTTTCGTTAAAGCGCATATTGAACTTACGTTCCTGCCCTTTTACTGCTGCACTTGCCGTAAATCCCTTTGGGTCAGGCGGATACATGTGAGGAGTCCAAGGTAAAAGCGCTCGCCATGCCTGCTTTAGAAGGGCTTCGTTTTCATTCATAGAAAACAAAGTCCTTCTCATGATTGCGCGGTTCCGTTTATTTCTTATTACTGCCTGCCAAGGCTGTATTTGAGAGGTAATAACATTTGCCTGCTCAGCTACAATCCGTGCAACCTTTATTGCTCCCGGCGATTCTGGGCCGGGTTTTCTCATCTCTTCAAGTAGACCTAGCTTCCTTTCAAAGTCTGTGGCATCTATCTCTCCCCTCTCAAGTTGTTTTCTTAATTTCTTTTCGGCTTTTCTTAATTTCTTAAAAAACCTTCTCTCTGCAATAGGCAATAAAAGCTGCTCAACAGCGCGCTTGTTTGCAACTGTATACATTCCATCAAATAGCCCTGCTTCTACATATCTGCGGAACTGTAGAAATGGCTTTACTATTTTTCCTGTATTAGAGTACATCCATTTTTCTTCTGCCTGAATGAACTCCCTGATATTTCTGTTGAAGATGGTTGTGTCTCCAACAATACCAAGGTCGCCATGTTCAACAAGCATGGGCCAAGTTATACCTAGCTTAGTGGTTCGCAGAGGATCTTCACCAAATAAAATATCTCTCCTTAGCTGCTTCCGTTTACTTGGCCTAAATGAAACATTGAAGGCTTCGCCAATAAACGACGGAAGTGTAAGTGCTGACATCCCTCTAGTGTGGATCAGTGCTTCGGGAGCAAGAGAGGCTCCAATAGCACGACGCATCATGTCTGAGTGCTGGAACAGAGATCCGGTCAGGTTTATACGCTTGACATTATCTGCAAATCTATCGTAGTGATGAAACGCTTTGCCCTTTTTAGAAGTTTTGCTGATGCCCGGTATATTGAATATCGACTCTAATGTATCTGCAAATGAGTTTGGAACAGCTATGCTTCCTGTTAATTTTACTAACCCGTCTTCATCTACCTCGTATTCCAGTTCGCCCTTGGCGTTTTCTTTTATTATGGGCGTTCCTTTCCATATGCGCGCTGCTGGCCCAGATAACTCTGGAACCCTTAAGGGCTTGCCATCTCCTACATGCGGCAACCAGTTTGGATCGCCAGCATCAACTGCAATTTCTAATCTTCTTGCATGTTTGAGTAAAAGGTAGTTAAGCATGAATTCCTGACCTTCTTGCACTCTTCTGAAGGCCATATCCACAGGGTTCCAGCTAACAGGTTCAACCTTGCGCTTCTCTACCATCTCCCTGAAAGTCATATCGTTTCTGGCTTGGAGCCATCGCATACTTTCCTGTGGGGTCATTGGAGCGTCCCACATATCTAATTTCTGCCCCTCCCTTATCCAGCTACGCGGAAAGTAGTTAGGGCTTCCCATAAAGGTCTGTGCGACATGTGCTGCGTTTAGTTTCCTTTTAATAACATCTTCATCTCCTGACATATTTTCTAGGAATTTCAGAAACTGAACTTCATGATCGTCAAGTAAAAGTCGAATGTCGTGATACATTTGTTGCAGGAGAGGGAATCCCTCAAGAGAGTCGCTAGCCTTAGTTACGCTGCTGTAAGTGTTTGGGTCTAATGCCTCAAACAAAGGCATCATAGTCTCTCTGCTGTAAAACTCAGGCGAGACATCTTTATATTTTTCGTCCCAGTCATCTGCCAATGCCCTGAGTCTTCCAAGTCCAGCATTTTTACTACCAGAAAAATCCTGAAGAATAATATCGCCCGCAGTACGACCTGCTATGCCAAAGCCATATATATCATCAAGCTCTTCAGCAAAGGCATCAACCAGTCCTATAGTTTCAAACTTCCTGTTGAATCTGTCGGGGGCATTATCGGGATTGAAAGGATTTGGGCCAACGTCGCCAGTTCTCTCAAAGTCTAATAACTTTGTTGTTGCTGCTTGCTCTCTGGCAAAATGCGATGCTGCATTTAGTAAAGTGTGAGAAGCGTAAGGATTGTCTCGCGCATATGCCTCTAGCGACCTTCCTCCAGCAAGATATGCAGCCTTTGCTTCTTGAAGGGCCATCTCCCTTAGATGGGCAATGTGAGCCTCTTCAACTTTATCCACTCCCTTACGTGAATGGGCTGGGTCAAGGGAAACGTCTAGGTCGTCAATGTATCTACCAAGGGCTACATCTAAAACAGTATATCCGTCTGCTTTATCTGTATGAAAATCTATAACTTTCTGAGAATTAAGAAACTCAGCAAGTTCTATATCAGTTAGTGCTTCTCTTGTAAATTGCGGAAGCCCTTCTCTTAAATCCTGCTCAAAAGGATGCCCTTGCTCTTTAGCAATTTCCATTAAGGAATGAACTGACCTTGTGAAAAATGCCTTTTCATCAGACTCAAGATGCTCTTTATACCTAACTGGTTCTACGATTCGGTTTCGTTCATCTAAGCCTGTAGTAGTAACCTCTGGGTCTTCAGCAGAAGATATAGTTCCTCGTTCTTGTACGTCAGCAGCTTCACTAACCTCTAATCCCTGCTTAGCAGGACTGAGTATATTGTTATCTTCCTCTATTTCTACAGCAGTTGTTTCATCAGTTCTTGCTTCTAGTCCTACATCAGCCCGTCTTAACGTAACTGGCCTGCCTTCACGACGAAGCCTGAACCCAACGATTGCATCAGCGCCTGTTGTTTTGAAAATTTGTTGTGCAATTTCTGTAAGATCTGATTGAGAAAACTCATTCATAAATCCTTGATCTGTATACGGTAATGGCTCTCCATTTAAATCCAGACCACGAATAGAAACTTCAACAGTCTTTCTAGCGCCTGCTGCACCTATCGGCATTTGTTGAGTATCTATCCTGAGAAGAGGCTCCCCTGTTTCTGAGTCATGTATGTCAAAGTTTCTAGGATGTTCTAGTTGTGCTCCTGTTTCCTTTTGGAGAAGTCGAGCTTCTGGATCTGTAGTTTCAAATACTGTATATTTCCCAGATTCCGTTAATATACTTGGGCGAGAGAGGGGATCTTCAGGGCGTACCATAGATGCTTCTGGAGGCTCTTCTAAGAAAGGCTGAGTTTCACGCTTTTGCACATTTCTTTCTCTACGCCTAGTAAAAGCATCTGTTCTGGCTTGGCTAAGCTGATCCCTGATCTGGATATTAGGAGTGCCTTCAAGTGAATGTACGGTTGGGCCGGGTGCGTCAAGGTCTTCCTGATCTATCCCCGGTGCTTTCTTCCTAAGAGATGAACGATTGCTAATGAGTTCACGCTGTATAGCCTGCCTTATTTCCTTATCACCATTCTCTGCGACTATATCTCCATATATTCTTAGTAATTCTTCATCTGACCTTTCACTCATTTTCAACTCTTCAAGAGAGCGCGGAATCCATATATCGTCATCAACTCCGCCTGCAACTCGTACTAGCTGCTCTCCACGGGGATCACCTGCCCATCTTCCAGTTGACTCTGCTCCTCTTGGAACTGCAATGTCAGGTTCTAATGTTGCCCCTTCTTGTGCAGGGCGCTTCCAGCTATCTACCTGAGATGTATCTATTACAGGGCCTCTATATCCCTCTGTTTTTGCCTGTCGTTCTGCTTCACGTAAAACACCGTAGGCATCTTTATATCTCTGGGTAGTGCCACTCTGGTCTTTCCAAGCGCTATTGTTATAGGTTTCGTCCCATACTTCCATAGCCTTCTTTGTGTCATAGATTATTTCAGCAGAACTCTTTGCCCTTGACGCTCCCTTTAGAGCGCCAACAGATATTCCTGCTGCACCTAAAGCACCAGCCATCTGCGCTCCAAACTTTACGGCAGGGTGGGCATCTTCAGGTGTTCGCCTGACTGCTTCTTGTCCTCCAAGATTTGCGGCATAAACAGCGGTTGCTTCAGTAGCCAGTGCTTTTGCAGGGTTACTGCTTCCTGAAATCGGACGGAGAAATGCAGCCCCAGTTCTGGGGATATACTGCAACGCTCCGCCAGTATATGGAATTGACTTCAAGGCAGGCGCAGCAGTTCCTGATAGCCAGCCTGCTGCTGGAAGTCCTCCGCCAAGCGCTAAGGCTGGGATCAATGCTGCTTCAGCAGGAGATGTAAACCCTGTTGCTGCCAGCGCCAAAGTTTGTGGCCAGCCTTCAGGAAACATCATTGCAATGTCAACAGAAGCTTCAGTAGGCTCCCACACTCCTTGGTCTAGCCTGTGTCCATACGGGTTTGTTATGTTTTCATATCGTTCATCGCCCTTGGAAACTACTTCCGTCATAGGCAAATGAGGCACACCGCCAATCACTGTCATTGGAGCGTATGTAGATTGGTTATACACTCCAACATCCCTTGGAGTGTATTCCTTGATTCCTCTCCAAACGTCTGAGAGAAACCTTACAAAAGGGCCAATATTAGGTGGGCTAAAAGGTGGCATTAGTAACCAAATGCCGTTCTAAAGCCTAGGAGGTTTTGCTGGTTAGCAGTAGATGGCTGCCTGATCCTGTTGCGAGTAAAGTCATACTGGTTACTTATAAAATCAGTAAAACTGGTAGGCTCTTCTTCTCTTTCTCCCCTTCCGACCTGTCCTAGTTGCTGGCCAAACTGACCAAGATACTGGTTAAAAGCAGGTTGAAACAGGTTACTGGCCTGCTCTCTCTGGGCAGCGCCATAACCCTGCGGAATGAATGACTGGAATATAGCCTGCCGACCCAGAGGATCGGTTTCTAACATTTCCTGCCAGATATTATTGCCAAAGAAGTTCTGAGGCATATTACCTAGAACTCCTTATACGGATGGACGAAAGTCGGGGCTGGCTGATTTCTGCAACATCCACCTTGCATAACTTCCGGGCTGTACTCCTGATTGAGCATACTGATCCCAGAATTGCCTTGATGCTTCATCTACTATATTGCCGCCAAACCAGTGAGAGCCCAAAGCGCCCATCCTGCTTCTTAATGCTGCGTGAGTAAGGGCATCTACCTGTTGTGCTCCTTGAGATTCAGGCGAACCCGGACTTGCCCATGTTCTCGCTCCAGCAGGCAAGTCCATATTCAGCCCACCAATTGTATTCAACATCCCTTGGGCTACATCTCCAAATGCTCCGCCAATACCACGACCCGCTACCCCCATTTGAGCGCCAACCAAATCCAAGAAAGATTTAAAGCCTTCTGACGGATTAGCTGGAAGAGTCTCTTCGCCTGTTGGCATATCTCCCCCAAGATTACCCCCAAAAAATGCCTGCGATGCTGCCCCAAGTAAAGGCGCAACCTTAGCCAGCCCTTGAGTGTATCCAGTTCCAGCGGCAAATGGTGCTCCGGGACTGGTAATGCCCTGTCGTTCACGAAGCCAGTTCCTGTATATCGCTTGGGGCGCTGCTACGTCTAAGTTTTCCTGCGTAGGAGGCATTATTCCTCCAGCCGCCCCTGTGGGGTTTATTGCTGATTTGGATGCAAGAAGTCCCGGCTGTGCCTCATTTATATAAAGTGGAATACCATTACCATCCGCATCTGTCCTGCCTTGTGACCCATGGGATTGCATCAGCTTCTGGATATTTTCGGAAATCTCTTCCCACATCTCTGATTCGCCAAAGCCGGGATCACCGCTTCCCCATCCTGTTGCCGCAGATTCTATCCTCTGGCTCCCAAGGCTGAAACTGCCTGAGGGCAACTGTCCGTTAACTATCATTGCGTTAATTTGATTGGCAAGATCCTCGCCTTGATTTAACGCCTGAACTCTTTCAAGCCTGTCTCCATTTGGAGTTCTTATAAGTACGATAAATTCCATGGCTATCTTCCTTACTGCCCGCTAACAGGCATTATATTGCTGTTTACAAGTCCCGTATCTCTCTGCCTAGGAGCAGTTGTATTAAATCCAGCCTGCGGTGATGGGTTATTACCCATTCCGCTGAATGATACAGCAGGAACGGCTCCATTTGCAGGGTTGAACCGCTGGTTATTACCAGCACCGCCCATCCTTGGCGGGGCAGAAAGATCATCGGCTGTCTGGGAATTTACCATCGTCATAGGTGGTATTCCCTGAGCCAGTTGCTGTAGCTGGAACATTGCCATTGAACCCTGTAGCTGGTGTTGCAGTACCGCAAGTCTCATCTGGTCATACAGTGCAGCGACCAATGCATTATCCCCGTCTTCCTGTGCTGCCCTTAAGGAATCAAGCAATGCTGCGATTGGGGTATTCTGATATGCAAGCATTGTCTTGTTCTGGTCTGCAAGAGTCTTGTGGCTCTGCATTTTCAGGATATGTTCCCTAGTCCATTCAAGAGATGCTAGGGGTTCGCCGCTTGGTGTCGGGGTCATTGCCATCTGCGCAATCGACCACCTGACAGTTTCATCTTCAGGAAGTGCCAGAGCCATCTCTACTTCTATTGCATCATGCCCGTAAACGTCGAGTGGGGAAATCTGTTTATTAGAAAACCTGTGATTGTCAAACCTTCTACCTGAAACAGTGATCGGGGAAAATGCACCAGTCTCATACTGCCCCAGCATTACTTCCAGACAGCCTTCAATGCAGCGTCTTACTGCTTCCATTCTGGGTTGAACCCTGTGTTCTAGGTTGTTTCCAAGCTGCCTTAATGCAACAGAAGACAGTGGTTTATCAAGTAATCCGAAAGACTGGGGTGGTAAGCCACCAGCTACTGATTCCTGATTGATTATATTCAGGGCAGCACCATAGGCATTAGTAGCATCAGGCTCTAAGAAAGGCTGGATGTCTTCTTGGTTTGCAGTAGAAAGAGGAACCTCTGCTCCCTTTTCTGTAGATCCATCTTCAAGGGCAGCCTCACCGTCAATAGAAAATATCTTCTGTCTGGGGTTGCTGGCCTTGGCAGCCATGTCTATACCGTAAGAGATAAGCCTGTTGTGCTTTTCATAAAGCTGCCTGTTCTCTGCAAATACAGATTCCCCTACATGCTGGCACATATCGTTATCGCCAGTTGTTCCTGCAACCATTGGGTGTGCGGTAACAGGAATAGCAATAATGGGGAAATTCAGGGTAAAGACAGGATGCATTGGCCTTGCCCAACGCTGGTCGATAATCATTCCTGAGAAGTAAATAAAGGGATGCCGCTCAAATGGATTCTGTGACTGGGGGTTATACAGGGGGTTTTCTGATTTCAGGTAGTACTCGTAGGCTGCCTCAGACTGGGTTTCGTCTGCCCCTTGCAGGTCACGGGTTGCAAATTCAAACCCCGGATACCGAAGCCTGATCTCCCGTCTTGTCATGTAGGTTCTATAGGCTGCCCATTCTGGCTCTTCTGGCCCCATACCTACCACCAGATGCAGGGGGTCTAAGGGGAGGATGTCTTCATATGTTTCCCCGTTTTCTCTTTTCCTGAGCAATGCCCTTGCTGCTGCATACCTGCCACGGACTACGGTAAACCAAGAAAGCTGCTCCTTGATTGTTGGCTCATGCCTGCGCCTTAGCCTTCTGTCAGAGTTTGCAAGCATACCGATTGAAAGCTGCTCCAGAGCATCGTTTACATACTCCTGCTCCTTGGTCGCGTCATCATTCGGAACCCGTATTACCACTTCTGTGCTGTTAATAAACGAGATTATCTTCTCAGCCATTACTCTGGGAGCGTTGGTGGTATAAGCATCTTCAGGGGATATTGAATCCTCTATGTCAGGGTTCCATCGCTTCAACGTATAGAGATCGTAGTCGTCTTCCATCCGATCCATAACGGCGCGGTTATCTTCAAATTCCCGCTCTATCTGGTCGAATATACGTCTTCCAGCCTCTTCTTCTTCCCTTTGGGCTTGAAGCTGGGCTTGCTCTTGTTCTTCCGGGCTAAATTCTTGAGTGGTCATACAACAACAGTTTCATGACGTATTGAACGCCGTTTTACTCTTATACGTTTCCTGAGCCCACGCCCGGTAGCATATCCCATCTGGTCAACTAACAGGTAGATTATTGCCTTGATTCCGTCACAATAGTCATCCCTTGGGCGTGAATCAGTTACATTTCCCTGCCTGTCTGTCTTATAAGAATATACGTGAACTTGGTTATCAAAGGGGTTTACCGCCCCTCCAAGCTCTGAGATTACTAATTTACACGATGGATCAAAGATTATTCCCGGTTCCTTGTGGATCGGGTTGACCTGAAGGCTGGTTTTCATCCTGTCCAGACCCGGAAGCAGGTTAACTCTCTGGTGTCTGAGTACCAGTCCTGTTTCCCTGAGCCAAACCTCCTCGTTTGACTCCTGCGCGCCAGCGTGTGCTGCGCCCGCAATATCAATAACCCCTACTTTGTCTGCATTTTTCCACCAATAGCGCTGTTGCGCAAGGTAGCAGATGTCTTTTACGGTAAATCCGGGGTCGGAAATCTTATTTATCGCTATTTCGTCAAAGACTACCCACTGATCTGCTACTTTCTGCATCGCCTCAACCGCATAAGTAGAGCTTCTGCCCGAATAACCGGGGTCAATTCCAAGATAAACAGGCAAATCGGGGTCATAAGAGCACTTCTGGACATGAACAGTGCTGTCAAAGTTCCCAAACACACGGCCTGATGGCGGCGCGGGGATAGCCAGATGGCGTTCCTTGTATACATCTTCAGGAAGCATGTTCTTGAGATGCATTAAAGTCTCGTTCTTCTCCCCTCCGGGCCACGCAAAGCGGTTTTCATGGCTGGGAAAGCTAAAACTCCGCGCCCTGTCAACAACCTGAGCCGCACCTGACTGCCATTTAGTCCATAAAGTTGGATACCAGCCAAGACTGTTCTCAAAAGTCCCCGTCAGGATGAATTGCCCAAAGTCTTTATACATGCTTCTCGACTGCCCGGCCCTTCCAAGCAGCCTGAAATAGACATCCTGCGTCAACAGGGCAGCCTCACAGCCATAAATCCATATTGGAGCCTCCGCCCTGAGACTCATAGGGTCTGCCGCAGACTTTGTCTTTATCGTAAACACCCCTCTTAACCCCGGATGGTCGTCATGACGCACCGGAACCTCTATCTGACCCGGATCTACCCGTGTACTGACCTTTGTACCCGGAACAATCGTCTGAAACCACTCCGATAAATAATCAAATTCGCTCCGAGTTAACTCGTATGAGTCCCCCACCAGCCACGAAACACCCTTACTTGCCTGCAAAGGATGCCGGGCAATGAAATCCAGCGTTATCAACATACATTTCATCGCCCCCGTATGACTCTTCGCACCACGCTCACCACCACTCACAAGAGTCGTAGGAGTCCCATCAAACAAAAACCCCTCATGACTGGGCCCCGGCATCTTATAACCTTCACCACTGCCCGGATCAGAGTCCTCAAGGGCCTTCCAAATTACTTCAGCTACTTTCTTGTCCATCACAAAAGGATACAGAATTACAAATAATTTGCGAGGGTGTATATCTCTATTCAGCACTCGTTAAGGGTAAGAAGTACCCCCGTACTTCGTACCCCCGCAGAGTCCTAGCATCTTAAGGATGCGGAGGCTCTGCAACCCTACGACTGTATCCGTGCGCTGAGGTATTACGTGGCATAGCCTGTGTAATACCGATAAGCCTCGCGTGCGCACAAAGTGGTTACTTGCTAAGTTAAAGCTTTTCTAAGTAATATACAGTCCTCTCAATTAAGTAAGGTAATGATAGATAGATAGGACTGCTCTTAACACAAGAGCACCCTCTCTTACCCTCTCTCACCTATCCCCCCTATAGTCCCCCCTTTCCTCTCCCTCCCTTTCTCTCCCAAAGGGGGACTATTGTGTGTATAACTACTGAGAGGGTAATGTGACGAGAGGGTGATCGGACACCCTTAGGTCGCCCGCTGTTCTCCCCGACCTACACCTATCGAGATGATTCCTTATTGGACAAGCAATCATCACGCCCCAAGATCACAGTTACTATAGTAATCCCCTCTTGCGTTGCTTTAGGCATTGAGCCAAAGCAACAAGCAGGCTAGTGCAGAGTGGTGGGCTAGCCTGCTTTCAGGGCAGCAACGCCTTTAGACAGGCGGGGGTGACGTTTGTAGGTTTTCCTCCCTACAAACGAAACGACAGGGGAGGTCTGTCGTTTTCCGTATTGGCCACGATTGGGGATGTTTCAGGTTGAGTTTAATGCTGGCCTTTTTATCTGCTAAACGCAGAGGAAAAGACATAAACCAGCATGAAACGAAACAGGAAACATGGTCGCACCCCAATCGCTCTACACTACTACCACACACACAGCGCCGATACCGTAATCTAGGTGCTGACGTTAGGCTTATTGCCTAACTTGCATCAGTTCATTAGACGTTTCATAAAATGAAAAAGATGAAACGTCAAAGTCACCAGCAATTTAGCTCTGCGGTAGAAATAATAAAATAAATTGATTATTTCTAAGGATGCATAAATTGCGTGACCAAGAACTGACAAGGCTAGATTATTGGGTAGGCACTGGTGTGTTTTCGCATCAGCAAAAACATTAAGAAAGAGCAGAGTCATGGACAACAGTTTCCTATACGAGTTCTCAGAACGCCAAGAGGCGCTCCGAGAGGCTAAGGCTTATCAAACTGATAGCACTAAAATAGCAGCAGATGCTTCTAAAAAAGCTTCTGCACGAATCCGATCTTTACCTGTAAAGACCAGATTCGATATTTTAGTACGCGAGTATCCGGGTGAATTCAGACTCTGCTCTGAAGACACCTGCGATAAGAGCATCGTCCCAGTTGAGCACAGTCATGAGCATGAATGTGTGAATCATGACGAAGAAGACTGTAGCTGGATTCATCCCATCGAGATCAAGAGATCCTCGATGATGCTTGAAGATGATGACAGTCTTCAAGCAAATGAATCCGCTGGAGGCGATTACGTCAGGGACTGGGACGATCTCTACCTTGATTTTCCGCCGGGTGAAGAGGATGAGTGGAGTAACTACACTTACGCAAAATCAAGGACAGTTACTCGTCAGACTGGGCCTAGCCGTAAACGCATCATGAAAGAAGAGTTTACCCTCAAGGAAACACTTCCAAATGATCCTTACGGTAGCGTTTACGGCGTCGATAGGGTCAACTACGAACTCTCAACTGCTACAGCTAAGCAGGGTTGATCTACTTAGGGCAGGATGGCTAACGCCATCCTGCCCTTTTTTTTGTGTTACTCACAAAAAAATACCCCGTACTTCTTACCGCTGGGTCAAGCTTAAGCTGGTCAGCAGTCAGTTTCTCAGCCTGCTGATCTGCTGCTTGACTCTGCTATCCCACAAGCTAAGCAGCGTTGCAGTGCTTCAGCAATGCAACTACCCAACTGCTTAGCATGGCAGACATTGCACATAGCAGTGAACTCCCCATATTCTTCTTAGCCTGTTTCTACGTGGCTCACACTCTGCTGCGCAACACAAATTTAGCAGGGCGGAACTCCCCGGCGCAAGTCAGGCCGGATAAACCGGATTCGCAGAATACTTGCGCCCTGAATTTCTTTCGCCCTGCTCTGGAAAATTTAAGTTGCTTGCGATGTTCGTGAGCCACAAGTAGAAAGATATGCTAAGAATTGAATATAGGCAATCCGGAATTCACGGCAAGCGCAATGCGCTATGTCTGCCTCTGTGGGATGGGCGCTCAACAGCTTGAGCACTTGCAGAACCACATCCGCAGCCCACGTAGATGGGCTGTG